GTAAAAATATCCCACGCTGATTTAATGTCAATTATCTCGGATGCCCTTACTATCTCATCTCCAATAAATAGGTCTGGAGTTCCTGCAATCCACTCATTAGATAACTTGACTTCATTTTTGCGGTAGAGTTTCTTTTTGGCAAGGCTTAAAAAAGTAATGCTATCCTCCTCAACCTCATTACCCTTCTCAAAATACTTACTATAAGCCTCCTCATACCGCCTATATCTAGCGGATACCCATACATCCAATGCGTGCGTCTTTGCGCCTTCTGATAGGTTTCCTGCCTCCTTATCAGCCTTTAATTTTGGCTCAGTCATTAGGTTGTGCAGACTGCTGCACCTAAACTTAGGCTTTATCATTTTTCTTGGCGGCTGCGGCTTTAAAAAACTTTTGCTCTTGCGTTTTGAACAACTGGTCAAGCACTATGTGTTCCAGATATTCTTTTGGAATCTGCTTTTTAATGTCGGTTAGTTCCTCAAGGGTTTCCGCATTTAAAATCATTTGCTCTATCCTATTTTCCATAGGCTCAACTTCCACCTCTATGTTATCAGCGTAACTTACATCAAGGGTGTCAGGGTTATTTATTACAGACTGGTCTACTATGGTAGCCGACTGCATTTCCACGGATAGAGGCGCAAATTTACTAAGTAGGATTTTAAGCACGGTTTTCTGTGCCATAGCGTCAAACTCATCCTTCCACAACCCGTAGCCTTTCTTATATGTCTGGCTAAACTTCAACCCGTGCTGGCGCAAATCCTCAGCGGACATATAAAGCGTCTTTTCAAATCCGTTTAGCAACTTAAAATAAGCAGCGTAGCCGATAGGAGTTCCCGATTTAGGAACGGTAAAATCAAAGGTAAATCCCCGTAGTGGGTCTTGCTCTACCATTTGGCCCTCAAAAATAGGGGTTGCGGAAATGGTCTGGAATTGTCCGCTTCGCTGCGCCAACTGGATGAAACCTTTGTATCCTAATTGGAATTGTGCAGACTTACCGTATGGAACAATATATGCGAATCCAAGTGCATTGTTTATCGGTAGGTCAAGCGTCGCAGCAATGCAAGCAGCATTATATATGCTAGATGGGTCTGCGTTTTGCAGTAGGTTATTACTAGCAACAATCTGGAGAACGCTAGTCATAAATGCGGAACTTCGTTTTCCTAAAAGTTCATCAAATTTCTTCTTGATTGCCTCCTGAGCAAAAAAGGATTTCACGGGGTACTTGTCTGGTATGGTACTCATAAATTTTTAAAAGGCGACTTGGTTACATTACTCAACAAACGGCATAAGCCACCATAAAAGGCCATTGTCAAGAAGGGTGCTGAATGCACCAGTATTTTAAGAAACATAAGTTTCGGTGTAATATTGTTCAGGCTTATAAATAACAGTTTCCTATCCATTATCATAAGCAATTAATATCTGCTGCTTCTCCATTTGTTCGGCTTGTTCACATAGGTCATCAAAAGTTGTCCAATCTAAATTTAAATGTGATGATGAACCGTAGTTTTCAAGCTTTTTCTTTAACCATTCTACTGCTGTCATTTGTTATATGTTTCGTTGTAAAACTTTTCTGCGTATTCAAAAGGCGGTATTTGCTGACCATAATTGTAAGCATCCATTATCTGCTGCCTCTCCATTGATAAGGCTTGTTGGAATATTTCTTCCTTATGCCAAATAAAGCAATCCTGCCATTCAGGTGATTTTACTTGCTCAACTAACCATTCAACCGCAGTTTTATTCGTTTTCATATTAATCAAAGTTTGGTTCGGCAACCTCGTAAATCTGTTGTAAAATGTCAGCGTGCATATCATCTGGTAGTTTAACTTCGTTGGAATTTTCATCCCATACGGTAAAGACCACCGACTCAATTTCCCATACTGGGCTACCTTCATCGTAGCCTTGTTGACCCCAATACTCGTAACTACCAATCCCGTCGTGGCCTTGGAAAGACCACTCTACAACGGCATCAATCATATACTCGTAGTTTTCCCCCCACTCAAACTCAAGATGGGTAGTAGGGTCTGGCGCATTGTCGTAGTGATGTATAGGCATCGTTTTCTAATTATAGGCTGGTGTAAAGACCCGTCGCTATTGTAAAAAACTTCTGTAACTGGTCTCCGTAAACATCCGTAAAGGAAGACTTTATAGTACATCCGTTTTTATCGCACCAGTAAAATTCAAGGTCGTATAAATCCACCCCGTTGAGGGTTATTTTTACGCAGTTAATCCTATTTGAATTGCGCATAACTCGGAATTGTAGGGATGTGTCGCCATACGCAAAATATTTTGCGCCTACCATAAAGGCAAATCTATTGCCGCCTAACTGCTGGTAAATTGTCTTTGCTATTGTTTCCATAATTGTTAATCATTAATTGTTCAGCAAATCTATACCTTTTTTCGGTAACTGCAAAAAATTAAGTAAGAATATTTACTTTTTTTAGCCGCTAGACTAAGGTATTAATTTACAGTGCCTTAGGTTGCTTCTGGTTTCCTTAATGAGAACCAAATCACCTATTAGCACCTTTTCTAATGACCTATAACGGATTTCTATACGGCTGCGGTCTATTTGGTACTTGGCGCAAAAGTCCTCTATTGATAGTTGCCCCTTGCAAGGTCTATGAGCGGGGTTTGATTTATGCTTTTCCGCTAGTTCACGGTTGAATTGGCTATCAACAATACGAGGTTTCACGCATCCAGTTAATAGTTCAGTTTGATACTCAGAAATGCGTCTGGATAGGGTATGCTGGGGGATTCCATACTTTTCAGAGAAGTGACGCATCAACAATAAATTGTCCATTTTAATAGATTAAGAAAGTGCAAATTTACATCAAAAAACTATGCGCCCCATTTTTTTACAGATACCGCAAGCCGTGAACGGGAATTACAAAAAGTATGTAGGCAGTGAGGATGACTTTCAAAAACGGGTTGCCTTATACCTTGACTATATGAACTCAATTTATTTTCATTGCCCTAATGGGGGTACTAGGTATAAGGGCGAAGGGAAAAAGTTTCAACAAATGGGAGTTAAAGCAGGAGTTCCAGACATCCTAATACTAGACCGCAACCAAGGGTTTCAAGGCTTGGCTATTGAATTAAAGGTTGGAACTAACAATTTGAAACCAACCCAAATCAACTGGCTAGAAAAGTTGCACAAACTTGGCTGGTGCTGCTGGGTAAGTTGGTCGCTGGATGAAGTTTTGGCCTTAATTGACTGGTACTACGGAAATTATAAAAAAAATTTTTTGGAACGGTAATTTGCTTTTCCTTTGTGGAAATTTGCAGAAAACCAAATATGAACAACTTAATTAAAATTGGAAGCCTTATTTATGAGAAAGAGGCGGTCAACCCTTCTACTGGATGGGTTCAAGTTAAAAATCAAAATGCCACGCTTTTTTGGCTACCTGAGGAACTGGTAAGGGAGTGCGAACGCATCCACATTACCGCAGTAAAAGGTACAGAAAATAGGCTGGCAACCTTGCGAACGCAAGTGGATGACCTTAGGCGCAAAAACGATAGCCAACGGAAATCAATAGCGTACTACAAAACAGAACGGGATACCTATAAGAGGATTACGGATGAGGAGTGCGCAAAACATCAAGCAACCAAAAACTGGATGACGGAGGAGGTTAATAACCAAATTGAGCAGAAGGAGGTTTACCGTTTGGAGTGCCTAGATGCAGAGGAACAGTTGGAAAGCCTAAAAAGAAAGCACCAGTTTATGACTACTTGCGCTACGGTGATTATTGGTACGCTTGTGCTAATGTTAATCCTAATTAGATAATGAAGGAGTATTTTAGCCACGACCATAATGCCCGTAATGACCGCAAAATGGTTCGGCTGGCAATGGCGCACGGGGTTTCTGGTATAGGTATTTACTGGTGTATTGTTGAAATGCTATATGAGGAGCAGGGGCGGCTTATGCGAACGGAATGCGAACGCATAGCGTTTGAACTGCGAGTGCAATGCGACTTAGTTGAAAGCGTAATTGCGGACTTTGGTTTGTTTGATATGGATGCAAATGCGTTTTGGAGTGCCTCGGTAGACCGCAGGATAGAAGCGCAAATACAAGTGTCAAATGGGGCTAAAAAGGCAGCAGAGCAACGGTGGCAAAAGTATAGAAATCAACAAGATACGGTTGATAATGCGGATGCAATGCGAACGCATAGCGAACGCAATGCTAATAAAGAAAAGGAAAGTAAAGTAAAGGAAAGTAAATCTATAAGTAATAAGCCCCAATCTAAGGAGCAGTTTTTAGATTTAATTAATCAACACGGGGAAAGCAAGTATCCTAAACCTTTACTGGATGACTTTTACAATTATTGGAGTGAGGCAAATCAAAAAGGGAAAATGCGGTGGCAACTTGAGCGCACCTTTGAAATCCCAAACCGCCTAGCAACTTGGTCAAGGAATCAGACTAAATGGGGAAAAACTAGCCCCCCTAAAAACACTCTAGACTCTGCAAGGGGAAACCTATTTACGGCACTAGAAATAATTAACAATTCAGATAAATGAGCAACATACCAGCAAAAGCAGAAAAAGCGTACTTCTTGTACCCTTACCTAGCAAAAGAGGGGGGGCTATATTTTGAGTACAACAGACGGAAAAAGGAAGTTCTAATTGAGATACTTGGAGAGGTTCACAAAGCAGCCTTGGTGATGGGTATTTCCTTAGACGGAGAGAAAAGCGCAGTAACTACGCAGGAGGCCGTGAAGAAGATTTTGGATGTTTACCCTACTGCGTGGGTAGAGGACATTAAGAAGGCACTAGAAATGGCCTCCTTTGGCATTATAAAGTTACCAGACCAATTAAACACGATAAGCGCAGCCAATATCTTCCAATGGTATAAGGAACTGCGCATAAATCACCCAGACAAAATAGGAGAGCAAATGAAAAATACCTTTGTAGAAGCAGAAATGCCAGCGCATCAAAAATACAGTTTGATGCTAACCGCCTTTAAGGACTTTTTAAACGGGAGAGCCAACGACCCACACTTCCAGATGTTGTACTATGACCGCTTTTTAAAAATGGGCTACATCTACACAACGGATGAGCGCAAGGTGGAAATGATGAAGCAGGAAATAGAGCACTTACTTGACCACTACCCCAAAGATATTTTTGAGGACGGGTCTTTAAGGAGAGCGGCAAATTTATTTAAGGCTTATTACCGTGACCTTCCCGAGCCTAAAACAGTAAACTGGGGGTCGTGGGGAGATAACCCAATCCTGCGAAAGGCAAGGGCAATAATTAAAGCCAAACTGGTGAAGGAGGTGGTTGATTTTGTTAGCCACGACCAAATGATTAATGATTACAAAAAGCAAATATCCGATGAACTCAAAATTGCCATATAACGAGGTTCTAGCCGCCTATAAACGCAAACTGCGAGAGGCGCAATTCAAAGCAGAAGATAGTATCTGCGGCCCAACCAAAAAAAAATACGAGGGGCTTGCCTGCCTTTACGAGTCCACAATTTTCTACCTAGAAAACCTACTAAGGAAAAAAGTATGATTACAGAGCAAATTACGCATAGGGTAATGACCCTTTTGAAGCAGCACCCACATCTACGGGATTCGGATGAGAAACTGGTAGCGAATGTCTGGCATAATGAGATTGGAAACCCATCTGCAATATCAGCCTTTGCTATGCTGGAACTTTATGCGAACGGCAAATTGACCAATAGTGATTACATAACTAGGGTAAGGAGAAAACTGCAAGAGGAGTATCCTGAACTAAGAGGAAAACTATATAAAGAACGACACAAAAAGCAGGAGTTGATTAAACATCAACTAGGCTATCAAACGAGCAACTAATTTTTAATTATATGTTGATTACAAAAAACGCACCACTGGAGAACAATAGTACCCAAGTGCATCAAACGAACAATTATGACTTGTTCAAGTCCATTGACGGAAACCGAAATAAAAATACCCTTCATTTGGAGCGGTTGCGGAAGTCAATTAAATCTAGATACCTTTTTACGGTAATTATAGTTAATGAAAACTATGAGATTATTGACGGGCAACATAGGTATCAAGTATTGAAAGACCTTGGATTACCAGTCTACTATGTAATATGTAGTGGGTACGGAATCAATGAGGTTCAAATGCTAAACGCTAATAGCAAAACTTGGAGTACCACTGACTATCTAGCAGGATACTGCCAATTAGGGTACGAGGATTACATTGAGTTTGACCGTTTTATGAAACGACATAAAATATGTTGGCAAGTTACCAGCATCCTACTTCACGGGGGAGATAACGGAAGGATAGTTGAAAGTTTCAAGGCTGGTACATACAAGATAAAAGACCTATATTTTGCTGAAAGAGCCGTTAAGGAACTTCAAGAAGTAGGTAAGTATTACGACGGGTATAAAAGACGCTGGTTTGTCTGGGCATTGGTAAAGCTATTGAAAAAGGAAACATTCCACTTTGAGGACTTTATGCACAAATTGAAGCAGCAGCCTACCGCCTTGAAACATTGCACCGATGTAAATGAATACATAAGCGTTATGGAAGGAATCTATAATTATAGGCGAAGTGAAAAAGTAAATTTGAGATATTAGTTACTGGGGCGAAAGCCCCTTTTTTTTTACCTTTGAGCCGCTATGGATGAGGTTACTAAAACGGAGGTTGAGCAGTACCAAATACTTCTTTCTAACTACGAGGCAGAAGTAGTAAAACTCCAAGATACTATTGTTGAACTAATTAGGGATAAGCAGAAGTTAAATCACAAGATTGATTTACTCCAAGAGCAAGTAATTAAGATTGAGCACATAAAAATTTCGGAAGGCGCATCGCATAGGGTATGGGCTGCGGTTACTGGTTTTGTCGGTGCTTTTGTTGCGTTTTTAATGTCTATATTTGACCGTAACGATAAATAGGTATGCCAGATTTTTCAATGTGCGAAAACAAAGAATGCAGTCTATCTGAAAACTGCTGGAGGTTCAATGCACCGCCTGATAGGGTATCACAATCATATAGTGACTTTGCTCAAGATGATGAGGGTAATTGCGACAACTATATGCCAATGGATAAAGAGGACTTTCCTCAGGATTACGAATGAAACTACTAACTCAAAACGCAGACCTAAAGAAAAGCGGCATTTGGGGATGGACTATACCAGCGCATAACATAACCTTATCAAACGGGGAACGGTTCAACACTTGCCCTAATGCGGGGGTCTGCGGTGCTTTCTGCTATGCAAAGAACGGGACATATCTATTTCCAAAAGTTAAGGCCTCGCATCTAGCCAAATTAGAAATGGTGCTGGAGTACCCTAACTCGTGGCGGGAGGTTATGAAGAATGAACTTCACAATCCTAGGTACAAGGATAAGTTTATTCGCATTCACGACGCTGGGGATTTCTTTGCTTTGTGGTATGCTGAACTCTGGTTGGAGATAGCGTGGTATCACCCAGACAAGAAATTCTATACATACACTAAGGAGGTTATGATGTTCAAAAACCTTCAAGGGCAAGACAAGTTACCGCCAAACTTTACCGTGATTTACTCCTTCGGGGGTAAGCAAGACCACCTTATAGACCGCAATATAGATAGGCATTCTGATGTATTTCCAGATTACCAAGCTATGCTAGACGCAGGGTATATTGACATTGCCGATGACGACTCACTAGCAGCTACCTCACCCAACCATCGCATAGGTCTATATAGAAACAACATATCTCATTTCATAAAAAAAATGGGAAACAGAACTTTCAGCGAGTGGCAGGGCAAAATCAAAAAGGAATAAAAGGATTAAAAGTCCTTTTGTAACTAATTGATTCTTAGGCATTAATGCGCAAAACTTTTTTTGGTATATATACCCCAAAAAGGGCCATCGTTTGCCAGAGGGGCTCAGAAGTGCCTTAAATCGCATCCTAATTATATTGGTAATTGTGAAAGGGCTAAGGGTCTAATTGCCAAAAAATCAAGGTGTTAAAAAATTTTTAAATAAAATTTGCAGTTCTCAAAACTTGGTTGTAGACTTGCAGACCATTAAACAATTATTAATTACAATTATGATTACTGAAAACGGACATTTTGGAAAACACGAGGCTTTTATGGTTTATGAGGCATTTGCAAGCCAAGGGTACTCGGAAAAGGAAGCGGCTAATTTAATGATTGAGGTAGGGCTTGAGCCATATACCTCTGCGGAGCGAGTGCTAATTAAATACACCGCTAACTTTCACGTTGACAACGGTGACACCATAGTTTTAGCATCCGTGAAGGCTATGATTAAGATTGCTAAAAAGCGGAAGTTGGTGAATACACTAACCTTCAAACACTAAAATTTTTTATTTAAAAACTTGCAGTTATCAAAACGGCTAATTAGATTTGCCAAAACTTTAAAGGGGAACGGCTTTCCGAACGCTAACAATTATGAAAACGCTAGATAAGAACGGATTTTTTGCACCAGTAGAGGCGGTTGATACTGCCAGCATTTTAAACGGAATTTACGATGTGCGGAGTGACCGCAGTAAAGCCGTGGTAGTTACCAAGCCAGACGGGGGTAGAAGCATTGTAAACCTTGCATCCAAGAGTTACGGTCTGCATACCACTACGGAACTTTTTGGACGGCTAGAGGCCGAAATGGATGGCAAGATTGACTACGAGGTTCAATATTTCCACGAGGACTACAAAAGGTTCTATGCGGACTACACTTTGAAAGGCCGTATGACAAGTATAGGAAACCTGAATTTTAAAGGTGACAATGTTGCGCCTAAGATAAGGGTGATGCACTCCTACGATAGCTGGATACCATTTACTTTCCAGATTGGAATGTGGCGACAAATCTGCACTAATGGCCTACACGGCTTTAAGTTTGAGCAGCGTGCTAGGGTAAAGAATACCGTAGGGGCAACCCCAGAAATTTACCGTGTGATGGTGGCTGAGATGGAAAGCCTACTAGAAAGCGTTAAACAGATAGAGGTGGTCTACAATGGTATGGCCGACCGTATGGTACATAACTGGACTGAGCGCATTGAGGAAGTAGTGCTTGCAAGCGGATTTCCGACAAGGCAAGTAGAGCAGGTTACGCAGCGATTAATGTTTGAAAACTCCCTAGGGCTACCAATTACCGACTGGTTGATTTATAATGCGTTTAACGGTGAATTAAACCACAACGGAACTATTAAAACGGATGAGTACAAGCGTATGGAACTTGACACCGTAATTTTTGAAACGCTAGCAAAATAAAGTTTAACCGACGGGGGGCTAACAACCCCCCTTTATTAATTAAAATTATGAATTTAAAGTACGAAAAAGTAACAAAGAGCGGTGCAACAGTTACCGTCTACGGGTTTTTAACCTTTGAAGGAAACCGAGTGATGAGGGTAGACCACTTCCACGATTCTAATAAAATCGGGATTAAAGTTCCGCTGGATGTAGAAATGAAAATAACCTATCCAGATGCGGAAGAAATCAAGCACATTGGACGCATAAGCGACGGACGGGTAAATGCAACCAAAGAGGTAAAGTTGAATATAGCGGCTTTTAAAAGCCTAGTAGAAAACTTTGAAATCTACGGATACGATTATATTTTTACTTTCCAGTTGAACGCATTATGAAACGCTTTTATGCTAAGGTTGGCGAAAAAATTGAGCAGTTTAACGAACTGCCTTACCGAACCTACTTTATGTATGGCGAGGACGGCAAAGACTATGAAGGCAATGCGATGCTGCTATATGTTGACCATAACGGGGGTAGGGTGCTTACCCCCATTTATGAAAATTCTGGAAAGCCGTACAAGCGACCCGAGTATGCTGGAAAGGATTTAAAAGACATTGACAATTTCAAGATGTAGGCACTTTTTTTGGTTTTTCTATTGACTAATGTATGGTAGATAAAGAGGCAGTCTTTTAGGCTGCTTTTTTGCTTTTAATTAAACAGAACTACCTTTGTGAAAAATGCAAAGAATATGCCGCTAAAAAAAGGAAGCAGTAAGAAAACCATCAGCGAAAATATTAAGATGGAAATGAAAAAGGGCCACCCTCAAAAGCAAGCCGTAGCAATGGCCTTATCATCCGCATATAAATCAAAAGCAAAACCAAAAAAATCCAAGTAAATGTTGAAAGTAATTAAGGTTTCAAACCTAAAACCGCATCCGAATAACCCTCGTATCATTAAGGATGATAAGTTTCAAAAGTTAGTTAAAAGTTTAAAGGAGTTTCCTGAAATGCTAGAGGCAAGGCCAATAGTAGTAAATGAGCAACTGATTGTTCTAGGTGGCAATATGCGCCTTAGGGCATTGGAAGAAGCAGGGATAAAGGAAACCAAAGTTGAAATCGTAGACTGGTCGCCTGAAAAACAAGCGGAGTTTATGATTAAAGATAATGTTGAATTCGGGGCTTGGAATTGGGATGACCTAGCGAATAACTGGGATATGGAAAACTTAGTTGAGTGGGGGGTTGATAAGTACAATTTCGGCACGGCTGCGGATTTACTTTCCTTTGGAGATTTAGGGGATGACGACGGGGATTCTGTAACCATTCAAGACCCTAAAATTACGGATGAAGGGTATGTGCGGTTTGAAGTGGTAATGCTAGAGGAGCAAAAAGAAACAGTAATAGCCGCTTTAAAATCCGTTCAAGAAACAAAAGGCGGTTCGCTAGGTGAAGCATTGTTCCACATAATTTCTAATTATAATTAAAATGGAAACTAGCAGTTTTATACTATTTGACAATAATACCTCAGGGCTATTACTTGATGAAAGCAATCACCCAAAATTCCCAATTAGGTATTACAATGTAATTGACGGAGAGGGTTTCAAGCCCAAAAAAAACCACAGTTATTTCGGATATATCTACAAGGGTGGGGTAAACATAAATTTCTCAGACTTACCTAATACACATTTAAAAAGCGGTCAATACTTTGTGTCAAATAGTAAACTAACTATCCTCAAGTATATGTCTGGAAAGGCTATAATAATTGAAATTATCCCTGAAAAGGAGTACAAGGATTATAAAGCCTTTTTTTCAATAGGGGGTAAAATTGAGGCGCAAGGAAGGTTGAAATATATTGACGGATGCACGGATAGTCTTTTGATACCACCAGTTAAAATGGGTGACCCTTGCTTTAATCATTTGCACTTTCCAACCAACATAGACCAAACGCAGCACACTCATCCAAGTCATAGAATCGGAGTGGTCGCAAAAGGGTCAGGTAGGTGTATTACCCCTTTCGGCAACTTACCGCTGGATGAAGGAAACATATTCATAATTAAAGAATGGGATGGGGTAACGACCGCAGTGGGTCAAGATGGTGGCATATACCCAATAGGTCAACACGCATTTGAAACCCGTGACTCAAGTATGGATGTTATAGCGTTTCACCCCGATAGTGATTTTGGAGCAACGGATGAAGTTCACCCTATGATTAACCGTACCATAGTTGATGGAGTTTCAGCAAGTCTAATCAAGGAAATACAGACCAAATGATTTTAAAAAAAATAGACTCTGCGAAACGCATTATTGCGGATGCGTATGAGGTATTTGATGCAACCCCTGACACAACGGCAATAATGTTTTCTGGGGGTAAGGACTCTATTGTTATGGCTAGTCTGGTAAAAGAAACCATCGGAGTAACAAAAGCATTCTGTGAGGCTAGCCTATTGCCAGACGGCACGCTATTTGAAATCCAAAAGGCTGCTGAAACCATAGGGATAGACCCTACCTACCACCATCAACATACACCAGAAAAGTTTGCTGAACTACATTGGTTGAATCAAATGCCACCAGCCAAATGGAGGCCGTCAACCCTTGACAAGGTACGACACTGGGTATCTATGCCAAAGTTTGCTAAGGCCAACAAATTGAGGCTTCAAATTTATGGCAGGAGGAAAGAGGAAAACACCATATTAAGGCCCGTTTATCTTACTGCAAAACACGGGAGAACTGCGCAGTGTCACCCCATTCACGACTGGACAAAGCAGGAAGTTTGGGAGTACATCAATAGCAAAAATCTAAATTACCCGTCCTGCTATAAGACTGGAAGTCCTCACCTTCACACTTGGATAACCCTTGCTCACAAAGCGTATGCAGAGCGTGGCAGCATTGAGGATGCTTTTGATGCGGTAAGACGGCACGCACCTACCTACTTAAATTGCGCAGCCAAATACGACCCACGGGTTGAGCAGTACCTAGCCAAATTGTAATTATGAAAAAGACTATTCATAAGGATAAACACTTCCTAGACATAAATGTAGTTGAGGCAGCAAAGGAAAGGATACATCACCTTTATAAAACCTACGACAAAGTCATAGTTAATTTTTCAGGGGGTAAGGATTCAACCGCCTTGCTTTACTTGACAATAGAGGTAGCACGGGAACTTGGAAAACTACCAGTAGAGGCTACCTTTTTTGACCACGAAATAGAGGGGCAAAGCACCCTAAAATTTGTAAAGGAGGTTTTTGATATGGAGGAGGTATCAATGAAGTGGTACGCTATCCCATTCATAGTTAGAAATGCTTGCTCAATTACCAGCCCTTTCTGGTACGCTTGGAATCCACTTGAAAAAGACATTTGGGTAAGGGAAATTCCTGAGTGGGCTACCACGCATCTAGCAGGAAGTAAATTTATTTACGACCCTAATTACAAAAACCCTGACGGATTACCATTCAAATCTAATGCGGTTAGAGATTGTAGCGTAATGCAAGATATGTGCGACCTAATTGCTGACAATTACGCAAAGAGGGGTATATCCTGCATCAACCTTGCTGGAATACGGGCCGCAGAAAGCCCTGCACGGTTTACCATTATGACCCGTAAAAAAAGTGAGTGCTACATATCCTCAAATGTGCCAGTAGCGTACCCAATCTACGACTGGTTTGCCAAGGATGTCTGGAAGTACACCCGTGAAACTGGGCTGCCATACAACACAGAGTACGACTTAAAGCAAATGACCGAGTCTTACAATAAACTTGAGCAGCAAAGGGTCGGTGCTATATTTGCAGAGGAGTCACTAAGGGCTCTAGACCAATGGCCTATTCTTTACGGGGAGTTTTGGCATAAAATACTGGAACGGGTTGAAGGAGTCAAAACCGCAAGGATGTACCACAATGAAGGAATCTACACGGGAACTAAGCCAGAAAAGGAAGAACAAGTACCGTGGTCAATCTATACAAAGCGCATTTTGGAATCAATGACCCCAAAAGCAAAAAAAATGTCGGTTGAGCAAATGAATAGGATTATCACTTGGCACAAAAACCAAACAGACTTTCCTATATCCGAAAATGAGAAGGATGCTTGCCCCCTTACTGGTATATCGTGGGAGTTCCTTGCTCGTATAGCGGTACGGGGTGACACAAAGCAAAGGCAGTTGCAGCGCATACCTTTCAAGGCTAAAACCGCACGGGAGAAGGCTGGGCTAACTAGGGATGAAGCGGTTAATAAATACGGGTCAGAAACTTATAAAAAACGGTACTATGGAAACCAAAAAGAAACTGCCTGATGGCAGGATAATGCCTCTAGAAAATGTAAGGTGGATTCACCGCAGTAAATTATCGCCAAACGATTACAACCCTAATTCAGTTGCGCCCCCTGAACTAACCCTACTTAAAACAAGTATCTTAGAGGACGGATGGACGCAGCCAATAGTAGCCAACCCAGATATGACAATAGTAGACGGGTTTCACCGCTGGACGGTATCTGGGCATAAAGAGATTTTTGCACTTACTGACGGTTTTGTGCCAGTAGTTATTCTAGAGCCAAAAGACCGTGAACACCAAAAGATGTCAACCATTCGGCACAATAGGGCTAGAGGGCGGCACGGGGTTCTTGCTATGGGGCGCATTGTTGGAAGTATGCTAGAGGAAGGGCTATCAATAGAGGAGGTGATGGAGCGGTTATCAATGGAACGGGAGGAGGTTGTTCGCCTTACCGCTGGATTGAAAGTAATTGACCACCCTGACTTGGATAAGCCTTATTCGCAGGCTTGGATACCTAGTTAATCTACACCGAGAAAACAACGAGATGGCAAACCCTCAAAACCTAAAGAAACCTTGGGCTAAGGGAGAATCTGGTAACCCCAAAGGAAGGCCCAAAGTCATCCCTGACTTGCGTGAACTTCTTGCAAATGTATTAGGGGATACCAAGGACGGTAAAAGCGCAGCAGAGGCCATTCTAATGGGCTTGAGGGCCAAAGCAGTCAAAGGGGATGTAAGGGCTGCGGAACTATTATTGAATCGGGCCTATGGTAAGGTAGCTGATATAGTCCTAAACGGAAACGCATCAACGGTGATAATGCCTAAACCACCTAGCGAGGAGTAATGGTTCTGGACTTATCAAACCCCCGTCTATGGCAAAGGAAGTACATTGAGGTAACCCATAGCCCAAAGACCTACAATATCCTTTTCGGGGGCGCAGGGAGTGGCAAGAGTCAAACAATGATTCAGCTATTCCTTTCGGAAATATGCAACCACGAAGCCAACCAGAACCAAACATACTTCGTAATTAGAAAGGTCGCTGGAACGCTGCGTAATTCAGTTTATGCGGATTTCAGGAATAAGGTTACGGGCTGGGGAATTGACTCAATGGTCGAGTTTCGCAGGGGATATTTGGAAATACACTCAGGCAGTAATAAAATTATCTTCCTTGGATGCGATGACCCTGAAAAACTAAAATCACTTAGTCAGGCAAAATATATCTGGATTGAGGAAGCTACCGAACTAACGCTGGATGACTTCACTCAAATCACCCTACGACTACGGGGTAAGTCAAAACATCCTAAACGGTTCTACCTTACCTTCAATCCCGTATCAGACTCCCATTGGATAAAGCAAAGGTTCTTTGATAAGCCCCCTGCCATAGAGAAAGACAACATCCTAATTATGCACGGCACTTATCTAGATGCGCTTGAATTTTTGGATGATGAGTATCCAGTTAGGATGTCTGCACTCAAGACCGTCAATCAAACCTACTATGAGGTTTATGCGCTTGGTCAATGGGGGGTTTGGGATAGGGAAAACCTATTTGCATCTAGTTTTGACAACCAAACGCACGGGGTTGATGCGCAAATCAAAGCGGTAACCAGTCTACCAGTCTATTTAGCATTTGACTTCAATGTTAGTAACACTTGTATTGTCTGCCAGTACCAAAAGAACTCAAATGATGCGGAAACCTATGCCACAGTAAATATCCTAAAAGTGTATAGAGTGGGCGACCTTTCCACGCTTTGTCAAATGGTTAGAGAGGAGTATCCTAACTGCACATTTGTAATTAATGGAGACGCATCTGGAAGCAGTAGGAGCGCATTCACTAGTGACAATATAAATGCCTATCAATTAATTTCTAATTATATGGCGATACCTGAAATATCAATCCAAGTGCCAAGGGCAAACCCTAGCCACATTGCTAGCCGCCTAGTCACATTATTATTTTTTCAGAAATGCGTAGTTAGAATAAGTAAACCAAATTGCGAGGATTTATTAGGTGACTTAAAAGAGGCAAAGGTTGACCGTAAAGGCAGTCTTGACCCTTGGAAACTAAAAAACCCTGACAAGTCGCACGCTCTGGATGCTTTTAGGTACTTTGTTTTTTCTAACTTTGCTGAAATTACTGGCAATTACAATCTGGAAAAGTTCAATGGAAAACTGCTGCAATAGTTATTACTCAACTTGCTCGGGCTTAATCCCGTGTTTTGATTTCCTATATGTTAGGACACCACCGTCTTATGAGCCTACCTACATCCGCTTGAAAGTAATTAAAAACGACCAAGTAAACGGGGCAAGCATTGACAATGTAGTTACCATTTCAACGGGCTGGGCGGTGCTAGATGTAACGCTTTTCCCCGAAGGATTCTTTACCCCTTATGCACGATATAGGATGGAGTTCTGGGATACTAGCGGCACTCAACATATTGACTTTATCGCTAAAGACGGTAACACATACGGGGGCATTGATTTTTTCTTTGCCAATAATCCTGCTGCCAATTCAATAATTAATTTGAACGCAATAGATAACGCTTTTTATGATTAACAAAAATGGAGTTAATGCAAGATGTGGTCGTAGAGGGTGCAAGGTCGTGGTACTGCCTTGTGACGGTATTCCAAACCCTATTGATAGCAATAGTATCCGCAGCATTGTCTGTATTCATAGATTATCTACTGGAGGAACACCCACTTGGAAAGTATTACGCTGGGATATTGACGAGGATGCCGCCCAACCTAGCCAAGCCGCTGGGTGAGTGCATTTTTTGTTCTGGTGCTTGGTTGTATCTTGCCACCGCATTTTTTGTAGTTAAAATCCCTCTTTTAATATGCTTTCTTGGTTTAGGAATAAATCACCTCGCAATTCTGGTACTCCTTTACAAGAGCCGTTACTGGACAAAGAACCTCTAGCCAACCAAACTCCTAACTACTGTGGGGTCTGCAACCCTGAACGCTGGGCGCAAATTGAGTATGCGTTTACCTCTGGGGGAGTAAATTATTTCAAGTTTAACACCGAGGTTAATATTCCGTTTCAAAGGGCTATTGCGGCCCGTGATATACTTACTGAGGAACTATGGCAAATAGACCCAACCGTCCTAAAAGGATGGACTGAGTCACTTATAAATGCTATCACCAATCCTAAACTTTCCAGCGAGAAAAAACTCTATGAGGTGGGCATATTGGCCTCTAGATTAAAGGAGCAAATGGAACTTTCCTTTTCGCTTACTCGTCAACTAAAATTGGCAACCGTAGTCTATTTTGATGAGCGTGAAAACCCATTAGACTATGAGTATCCATACAACAAGCAAAAGATTGAACATTGGACAAAGCACAATGATGTGGAAGGTTTTTTTTTGAATCTGCCGCAGTATCTGTACTTGCCCTCTGGCAACGAATTGACACAGAGTTTTCCGACTTATTTACAAGCCGAAACGGTAAATCTAACAAACCTACTGAAGCATATTACTACCAGTTTACCATCAGACGGTTCAAGCAGCGATTTGAAGACTGCCTTACTTGGGCAAATGGAAACCTTAAAGATTATAAATTCTTGGTCGAAAGACCCGTCTACGAGTATTACTTAGCGTATTCGCTTTATGTAAAAAACCTGCGCAAAGAGCGTAGCAAACAAGCCGCATCAAACGCTTAATTTTAATTAGTTTTGTCCAAAAGGATTAGACTATGGCTACTGATATTCGGATTAAGTACACCATTGATACGGAAGATATTTTAAAGGCTCAAATTGCCTTTGATAAATTAACCAAAGAGGAGGCAGACGCAATCGCGCAACTAAGGTTATTCAATAAAGAACTGGATGACACTGGTGATATAAACAGTTTTGCATCCTTACAAGCGCAGTCTGATAAATTACGGGCCTCGCTAAGTAGATTAAGTCCTGCAAGTGAGGAGTTCAAAAATAAAGCAAAGGAGTTCAAAAAGGTTACTGAGGAACTTGGTAAGGTTGAACGGGCTGCATTTTCCGCAGGAAAAAAAATAAAAGATGCTGGTAATTCTGCTGGTGGTGGATTGCAAGGTCTACTGGGGAAACTTGGCCCTCTTGGCCCTGCGATTGCTGGGGCTTTCAGCATTGGGGCGGTGGTATCATTTGGCAAAGCCGCATTAGATGTGACTGGACGCTTCCAATCGTTGGAGGCGGTATTGCGTAATACCCTAGGCTCTGATAGTGCAGCACAAGGGGCTCTATTGCGAATTAAGGAGATTGCAGCTACCACACCCTTCTCCGTAGAGGAACTAACCGCATCTTTTGTTAAGTTGGCTAACCAAGGGTTTGAACCTACCAACAAACAGATTATCGCAATGGGTGACCTAGCATCCAGCACGGGCAAGTCTTTTGATATGTTGGCTGAGGCTTTGATTGATGCGCAAACTGGGGAATTTGAACGCTTAAAGGAGTTTGGTATCCGTGCCTCAAAGGAGGGGGATAAAGTCAAGTTCACATTTAAAGGGGTGGAAACGCAAGTCAATTTTACCAGTAAAGCAATCCAAGATTATATCGTTAGTCTAGGCGGTATTGAAGGTGTTACTGGGGCTATGGCTGCTCAATCGGAAACCCTAAACGGGTCTATAAGCAACCTTGGTGATGCGTGGGATTCATTTCTAGTTAGTATTGGGGATTCACTAGGGCCAATTTATCAAAAGGCGGTAAAGGTAACCGCTGCGTTTTTGCTTACCCTAAAAGACCTATTTCAAACGGATGAGGCAAGGCGCAAGGAAGAGCAGGGGAAAACCTTTAATAAGTATGCAGAGCAATTTAAAAAGAACTCAGATGCTGCGGTAAACAATGCGGAAGTCAATTCAGCCAAGGAAATTGAAATCCAAAAGAAAAAGATAAAGGAACTTGAGATTCTTGCTAATAAACAATCGCAAGATATTAATGAAGCGGCTATGATGGCTGGAAACCAGTCTGGAATGTTGAAGTCAAAAAGGGATGACACATTTATTCAAAACTCAATTAAAGCGGAAAAGAATAGGCTTTCCTCATTAGAGGCCATAAACCAAGCCGCACACAATGAATTAATAAAAAGGCTGGATGACCGCAAAAAGGCTGAGGAGGACGCTGCCAAGGCAAAAGATGCGGCTGATAAAGCACAAGCCAAAGCGGATGCAAAAAAAGAAGCGGCTGATAGGAAAGCCGATGCTGCGGCTAAAAAACGAGAGGCGGCTACACAGAAGGAGTATAAAGACAAGAAGGATGCAATAGAACTAAATCAAAAACTTGAGGAGGAGCGCATCAAACAAACAGTGTCACCAGAGGGTCAAGGGGTGGCAAAAAAGGAACTGGAAATGGCTACTAATCTGGAACTCCTAGCCCTAGCAAAAGACTATGAAAAGAAAAAAGTATCGGATGCGGCTGAGGCGGCTAAACTTTTGCCAGCTATAATCGCTACTCAAAACAAGGAGATAGCTAACCAGTATAAAACAGATGATGAGGCTTTAAAAACTCAACGGGCTAAGGATTTAAAAGACCTTTGGACGGTACTGTATGAGGAAGAAATGGCTGCGGTTGATAAGCGTCAATCGGATGCCCAAATCAAGTTGCTGGAAAGCGGACTATCGGACAAGGAATTGCAAACCGCAATCACCCAAAATGAAATTAAATTCAATAAGGAGCGGATTGACATTAATAACTCATATTCCCAATTAGAAGTAGATGCTGCCAAAACTGGAAATGATAAACTGCTAGAGGAAAACGCAAAGAAAAACCGTGAACTAAAAAAGCAGGATGAGGATAGCGCAAAGGAGCGGCTTGAGATATTTAATGCAGCGGTGGAACTAGGTGCGCAAGTCACCGCAGGGTTTTTCAACTTATATCAGCAGCAACTAGCCAATGAGCAAACCTTACTTCAAAAAAAGTATGATGAGGAAATCCGCTTGGCAGATGGAAACAAACAGAAACTGGATGACATCAACCGCAAAAAGGCAGCGGAGGAAAAGGAGATTAAGCGTAAGCAGTTTGAAGCCAACAGAGCGCAATCCATAGCAGAAGTAATATTCAACACCGCACCATTGATTGCAGGATACATCGCAGGGGTTCTTACTGGGCCTCTGGCGGTAATTGCCATTGCAGCGCAAGCCGCACAGATTGGTTTCATTATGGCTCAACCCGTTCCTGAGTTTGCTGAGGGTACTAAGGGCAAGAAGTTTAAAGGTGGTAAGGCTATGGTAGGAGAACGGGGTACAGAACGCATTGTGACGCAGTCTGGAAAGGTTTATTATACACCACCCACCGCAACCCTAATGGATTTGCCAAGCGGCTCGGAGGTTATTCCAAACCACTTACTGTCAAGGCAGGAAATCGCTTACGCATCAATGTCACGGGGGCAAGTCCAGCAAAAGCCAAACCTAATTGAAAACAAATTGTCGGAAATAGGCGGCATTTTGAAAGGATTACCCATACACCAGATTACAATGGATGAAAAAGGTTTCCAAAAGTTTATCAAAACGGAAAGCCGCACAACAAAGGTTCTAAATAATAAATTCCCTCAGGCTTACTCGTAATTAAAATACCTTTGCTTTATGGCTGGATGGAGTTTTTATCTGAACGGCATAGAGGTTGAAGAACCTATCGGCTGGGATGCGGTTGAGTTCACCGCTATAAGGAGCGACAATCACGGGATAGACCAACCGTTTAGTTCGGCTTTGCAATTCTATGGTAAGGGTGCGCACATACTCAAAGAGGCATTTGATACCTCATTTGTATCCGCTACGGTATCACTTTTAATTACAAGTTCGCAGCAAGTAGAAACCAATAATTACCAGTACCTAGGAGTAGTTGATTTTAGTACTTATGAGGAAATTAATAGTTGTGATACGGACTCTTGGTCTATATCCGTTGGCATATTGCAGGACTCATTTAGGGATAAATTCAAAGCACGCTATGATGTTGAGGTTGACTTGTTTTCAAATAAAGATTTGGACGGCAACACTATTCCAAATGGCTCAACAATATCAGTCAATACCAGACTTCACGGTCAAAAACTTAGTCTACTTGGTAACGGGGGTTCTCTAGCGGATAGGGAGGTAGCACTATTTAATCACTTTGCTGGGGGATTTGATTGGGAGGGCGCATTCGCTCAAATGCTAATCCCTACCTACTGGGATTCAAGTGACTTTGATGGAATATTTGGTGACACCATTGATATGGGTCAAGAGCGTCCGTCTGGTAGTTATGTGTTTTTCCAAGACAATTCAGGAGGTACTACACCAAGGGATTTCACAATATCGTGGGCTAGCCTAGGGGTCAATTATTACTTCTGGCAAAGCAACTACACGGGCATAACCCCCAAATCTGCTCAAACGCTAAACCTAGATTTAGTAATTAATGTTTTTGACTCTGGTGGTGCGGTTGTGAACCAATACATAGTCGCTAGTGATAGTGGCACTTCTGCAATGTTTGAGCCTACTGGAACACCTAACCCTAGAGATTGGTTTGTTCCTTCTGGAACGCAAGCGGTAACCGTTCCTGCTGGGGGTAGATTGTCGTACCACATTCAATGGGGTACTGGCGGCACGGTAAAATACAATATAACATCTACTGGAACGCAAACCGTTACTAGCATTGCCAAAATTTATCAAGGGGCGCAAATATCACTAAGGGAGTCAAATGCAGCATCCGCATCAAACGCATCTTGCATACCAGTAGAGCGGTTTTTAAATAGATTAATTTATCAAATAACTGGGCAACCAGTAGGTCTAGTTAGTGACTGTTTTAGGGAGGCAAGCGATGGGATATTTGCAAACAATCTAATTACGACTGGATTGCTACTTCGTAACTGGTTACCTCAAAACGGGCAAAACATCCAAGTAAAAACATCATTTAAAAAAGCGTTTGAAAGCCTTGCTGCAATCTTTGGTTTGGGCTGGGCATTTGAACTCCAAATTGACGGGTCTTACAAAATACGGGTTGAGCCTTACGAGTATTTCTATGTCAACCAAGTTGAGTTGGCGTTGGATAATGTAGAGCAGTTAAAGCAATCCGCAGTAATTGATAAATTTTATGGTCAATTAAAGTTAGGGTTTTCGGATAACTGGAAGAATATGGCCCTAGGTGGTCTTGATGCAATTTGCACCGACCGTAATTACTTTATCGGTAACAAGGCTATTTTGAACGGTGGCACAAGCACGCTGGAAATGAAGTCTGATATAATTGCGGAAGGCATAGCGGTGGAGTACTCAAGAAGGTTGCAGTTCTTTGATACCAATTCAGGCTCATCCGATAGACCAAACGACTACCAGTTTTTTATCATTTGGACGATTAGGCAGGATGTTTTAATTCCAGCAGGGGAGCAGAACCCTGAGTACCGCTTTGAGGGGGAGTCTGGTGATGTATTACTAATTAAGTATAGAGCATCTTGGGCAAGCAATTTACAAAACGGCAGTAGTTCACGCTGGGGAGATACCCTTTCTCGCTACAACCTATACCACTCTAGTGCACGAGTATCGCTAAGGCAATGGAATATGCTGGGAATGAATCTGCACGGTATGGCAAGCCCTATAATCCGTTTTCAAGTGGGTCAATATAAAACCCGTTTTGACTCTGCGGTTAATAGGCAAATCCAACCTTATGTAATTGAGGACACCAGCATCATAACAGACCCTGATGTATTACTGGCTGAGGATGGCAACTTGGATGCCTCAATAATAACGGAGCAGTACAAGCAATATTTATTAAAACCTATTATTTTTGAATTTGAATATCCGCAAGCGTTTTGCGACTTTATCCAACTGGCAAACTATACCCCATATCGCAAGGTAAAAGTAACCATAGGGAGCGTTTCAGTAAGTGGGTGGATATTGGAGATAAAGAACAAGCCAGAGGACAATTCTGGCGGTACTACGGTTTTCAGGGTAATATCATCCAATATAGCAGACCCAGAACCACCAGTCCAGTCAGGGGCTTATTCAAACGCATACTCAAACGCATACAACTAATGGCAGTAAAAACAAGGGCGCAACTACAATCAGAAAGCGATGCTACCTTTCTTGATAATTCATCGGGTCAAATTATTCCCGAAAATCATCGGACTTATAATGACAATGTCGGGGAATCGGTGGCAAACCTTAAGGATTCAAACACCTTTGAAGGGCAAAACACCTTTAGCGGTCTTTTGCAATCCGATGGTGGGGCGAATTTTACGGATACGGTAACAATGACCGCCCAATTCGTTCAAAACCAAATTGCGACCCCTATCGCAAGTGCAAGTAATATTGATTTGACCGCAGTATATGGAAATTCGATTTTCATTAGTGGAACTACTACAATCGACAATTTTAATGGAGTTGTAGGCTCAATTTTTTACGCAACTTTCCAAGATGGGTGTACTTTAAATGCAGGCGCAGGGTCTTCAATGCAACCAAATCAGAATATTCAAACCTATGGTGGAGATACTTTGATTTTTAAGTTTGAAGCATCAGACAGAATTACAATTCTTGGTTTGCGGAGATTTCAAGGTGATTTCTTCCAATTTAATTCTTTAAATGGCTTTCAATCCTTAATTGATAGAGAAGCATTACAAATTGGCGCATATTACCTTATTCCGCAAGGGTACGATATTTTTGGTACACTATGGGATATTATATTTTTCGCAAAAACGCAATTTGAATTTGATTTAAAAAATGTACGAGTCGGATATCCCGATACTAATCATTATTATCCGATTCAAGCGAAAAGAAATGAACCAAGTAATGCATTACAAGAATTTAACTTTTATACTAATTTAGGGAATAACCCTTCTTTTTCACTTAATAATATATTAATTGACCAACCAACAACCACCATTTTCCAAGCGGGAAGTAGTCTATATCTTTTAGAACCGACATTAAATTTTCAAGGGAATGTTATATTTGATAATCAAGTAAGACCAATTCTAAGGAATGTCCAAAATATTGCTCAAAAGGAAGAACCTTATTTTGGTCGGTTTTTATCAAGAACTGCAAGTCCTCCCGAATTTTATTCACATACGGGAAGCAACTTAACGGGATGGGGAATTTCTGAATATTTTAAGGATGGTCTTGATGCCAATAATTTATATGATTTGAATGTTGGGGGTGGGAGTATTGTTGTTTTTAGCAACGCATCCTTAGTTGCGATTGACAAAGTTCAAGCTACCTATTTAGTGGTAAACGACAATGTTACAATAAGTTTTATGGTAAGTTGTACGGGGAAATTTAATCAAAACCCAAATGGACACACATTTTTACTTTATTTTCCATTACCATTTCAAAATACTGACAATTTTGTTGTAAGTGGACACGGAGTTGTTCGCAATACAACGCAAGGAAATTTTGCCGACCAAGGTGCAATAATTGAACTTGTAAGTGGTGTTTCCCTTGAACCTTGGTATTGCGTGTTAAGTTCAAAACATAGTACTTCGATTACTTCCAACCAAGGACTTTTAGTAAACGGAACTTTTACCTACCAATCCAAGACAACAAATTATTAATGGCAACAATCAACCCATTTTACCGATTTGAGGATGCGCCAGAAGTTGCGTCTATGGGTCAGGGGGCATTGCGTGTTTCCAATGCCACCGATTTGCTTTATTACTATATTGATGCTAGTTATTCAGGTCAATTAGTTAGCGATGTAATTACCACTATAAATTCCGCAATCCAGTTATGGAATCTTAACTATAATTCGCATTTTGTTTGTGAGCGCATAGGATTTAATTCACCCTTGTCTTTTCCGTTTAGTGGGCAACTTTATGTCTACGATACCAATGTGGTAACGCAATACCCATTAATGCGGATTAGCGTGGTTTTTGAATACGATACAAGTGGAATTATAATTTTCAGTAGGGTTTCATTCCTAGGAACTTTAAATCAATACTACAACTATGCTGACGCTTTACTGGATATTGAGCGTGATGCTTATCGTGCCTTAGTTTCTAATTATGAAAGCGGCTCTGCCATATTTCCAAAGGGTTATTCATTTGATGCGGTTACTGGCGAGGCTACATCATACATAGCACGGTTTAAAGACTGTAAGTACGACGCTGCATTAGGTTATCCAGTACGAGTACCGCTTGACACCTTACCTCGTGGGAGCAGCCCCAAAATCGCGCTACAACCGCTTGACGGGAATGGGCGGTACATTGTTAGCCTTTACGAGCAGCTAATCGCTCTAGCGGCCTCTGATGGCGTTCTATACGCAGATTTATTTAGCCTTTACCAAAGTTGGACGCTGCCAGATGGGTATTCTACTTCATATTTGGAAAGTACTAGTGGCGGTCAACGGTTACAGATTAATATTTTTCAACTTGGTGGTGCTGGATACACATTGATTTTACGGGAGGAGGCGACCTTTATGTTTCAAAGGTTTTACGCTCCATTTTATGCAGATGTAAATTTCCTTGTAGACTTTGACGGGTTTACGGCTCTCCCTTATGAAGCACCTGACTATATGGTTAGGTATTACAATGCTTTTTACGACTACGACCTTTGTGATTTCAAAGAGTGCGGGTATCCTCCAAAGGAGATTTATCCAATGCCAATCAAGGCAGGGGATTTTATTCAATTTAATGTCCTTGGTGCTAGCGCAAATATATTAGAGGATACTGCGGTATCGGTTGGGGTTTTTGATACTGCTGGTAATTTAATTAGGAAAATTGGAGGTACTGAATTAGTATCTTATCAATGCGCTTGTGAGCCGTGCGCCTTGTTACTTACTTATAGCATAAGTCAAAACGAGCCTTTTTGGGCTGATTATTTAGCAAGCCTAAATCAGTATTTTGAGGGGGAGTTTGGGTATAGCTTAAACTTTGCGGTACTTGACAATGAGGATAATATAGTTACTAGTGGTGGACTTTCTTTTGCGCCATCAAATTCAATTTCAACTAGCGATGTTGAAGATGTATCAGAAATTGCTGGGCTATCCTTTATCTTAAATACAGAAACCCAATCTTTTGAATGGTCTTACACGGTTGCAAATGCAGTTTGTGAAAAGTCTTATAGGATAGTTAATACCCTAATTTTATTATCTGAACCAGTACAACCTACGATTATTTGGGAAAGCGAACCAGCAACTTGTCCTGATGCCCCTTTTGTTTTTGGAACGCAGCAACAAGCCTCAGCCATTATTCCAAGCCTTTCAGAAGGTTGTTATAGGTTAGGGCTATTGCGGAAAGATAGCGCACTAGGGGGGCTTGAATCGCAGTTTGAACCGCAAACATTAGAGCCAAACCTAAATTACTATTTAGCACTTGTTAGCGGGAGTGGTTTCGTTCATTATATAGTTGCAATTCCTAACTGGATAACATCGTTTACGGTCTTGGGTACTTGGCTTCAAAACAACCTACCTTTCGGAACGGTATCAATAGACGCTTTTAGTAATATCACTATAACGCTTTACCCCTACACAGATTTAGTGAGTGGCTTTTATACCATCCAAATAGGGCTTTATGACTACGGGTCTGCGGTGTTTACTTCGCTATCCTTGTTTTCGGATATATTAGACCCCACTGGAACGGAAAACATTGATGAACTATATTCACTTAGCAACAGTCTAGACCTTGATAATTCAGATTGTTTTAGTACCCTAATGCAATTTTGGTCTGTTGATAATTCAATAGCGGAAGGATTTGAGTATTACAATAACTGGTTTCAGCAAGTGCGTCTAGGGATAAACGGGGGTGGAAAAAAACCCGTAATTATTGAAAGCGTTTATAGGCAGTCAAATGGAATCCACAAAAGGCCACAGAACAAACAAGATTTATCAATAGATTTGCATACGGATTTTCTTGACTTTGAAACGCAATGTGCGCTTGTTGATGCCACCCGACACCCGTACCTAGTAGTTAATGGTCAAAGCCTATTTGTGAACGGAGATATTGAGGTTGCCACCGTCCAAGATTTCACTACACAAAGTTCATTTGAGGATTTATCTCAGGTTAAATTCTCGGCACTTGTTCAGGGTTACCAACCCAAAAACAGTACTTGCTTAAATTGCTAATCATAATTAAAAATGAGCGTTTACTCACTTAGTTGCCCGACTATCGGGTGCTACCAAAATTTCCAATGTGACCCTGAATTTCTAAACAAAATTATAGCCGTCGCATTTGTTCGCAAAAGTTACGCATCCAACATTATCAAAACTACACCAGAGGATTGGATGGAATCTTTGTTTTCGGCTTATGCTTTAGGCGAGGCTTTTCTTGTATTTAATACCTCTGGCGAAAAGCCAAAGCCCGATACCGCTACGGTTTCAGGACGGGGTATGCAAACTACCAAGGCACTAGCAAAGACACATACCGTAACCGTACAAGATATGCAAGGAGTAGTACAGTCAAATGTGCAATTCTACAATGATATGCTTTCCAGTTCGGCTAAGTATGATTTCTATTACTTCACTCCAAATCGTATTTGGGATGCTAGTGGAAATTATGTTACGGTTATCGGAGACCCAGTAATTACGGCAGAGTTGAATACCTACCAAATGGCAGATGTGTCAATTCAATGGGTTTCCAAGGGCAATCCTTTACCTTTTGATTTTGATACTGATACATTCCTTGAGGGCTTGTACTATGATGTAGAAATACAAACTGGTTCAACTTTTAACACTAATGTTTGGAGCGTTAGTTCTGGAACATATAGCGTAGATATGACCGCAACCCTAAACCACCCTTTGGTGGGGGTTGATTCTCCTAACTGGTCAATCGTTCAACTAGCTAACTCAGCTAATATAACTGACATTAGTTTGGCTATTGATAGCGCAGGAACTGTTGATTTCGTTGCTGGGGTAGGTGATAGTGGAACATATCTATTTACTATTATTGCCGAATCACCATCTGGTTGCGTTTTTGGTGAGTACCAAGTTACCATAATTGTTGCCTAATTAAAAAATGAATAGTTACATCGGGGTACTTCTTTCCAAGTTGTTGAAGGATAAAGTACGCAATGGTGAAGTTGAGTATATCAAGGAAGCCAGAGAAAAGTATGAAGTTCTAGAGTACCACTTTGAAAATGAGTACCCCGAAAAACTATTGATTACCCAACATCCATCGGAAGAGCCTTGGATGAGGGAGTATAGGAAGCGTCGCTGGCAGTCACCAACTATGATTGCTACTGGTAGGGTTTACCAGTTTCTACAAAAGATTCAGCAAGCGGATGATTTTAAAATCCGTTGGGAAACACAGTTTGAAAAAACTGGCATTGCGGAGGAGGTTGACGGGTACGATAACACCCTTAAATACTACTGCACAAAGAAATTGCCGTTATACGGCTCACTTGATAGTTGGCTTTTCAATAGTTTCCTAAAATGCTACCTATCTGACCCTAATGGAATAGTGATTGTTCTCCCTACTTTGGGTGACTTTATTGAAAATCCTTCGGAGGTTATCCAACTGGATTGGAATAAGCCTTACCCTCAAATTTTTGGGGTTGAAGATGTCCTTTATGAAAACGATGATTGGGTACTGGTTGAGGTTGAGGAATGGAAGGACAAAAACAAGCGTGAGTGGAAACAATATCTAGCGGTAACCCTTGAAGGGCTTATTCTATTTAGGCAGATTGGGCCATTTACAGACGCAAGCCCTTTTCAAATATTTGAAATCCCGTTTCAATTTGAATACCTACCAGTAATTAAAGTTGGCAATGTGGTCTATGAGGAGGAGGATGGTCACTTAATATATGACTCAGTCCTTACCCCGTGCCTTCCAGCGTGGAATGAAGTTCTATACCGCACGGATGACCTAAACATTCTTTTTGCGATTCACGCACTACCGCAGAAATGGGCATTAAAGTTATCGGCTTGTAAGACCTGCAACGGAACTGGGTTCGGAACTAACACATCAAAACAAAAAGTTGAATGCCGTGAATGTAATGGTTCAGGGAGGGCTTCCAGCACCCCGTTCAGTTTAATTGAGGTCAATGTAGACCGCTCAACGGCTATAAACCCTGCACCGTCTTTGCCCCCTCTACCACCAGCAGGGTACATAGAGCGTCCAGTAGATGCAGTCAAGTTATTTCAAGAGGATATTGTTTATAAAGAGTACCAAGGGTTCAAGGCAATAGGTCTGGAAATACTAGGCCAAATTCCAAGTAGCCAATCTGGTATCGCTAAGGAATACGACCGCAAAGAACTAAACACCTTCTGCTATTCAGTTTGCGTTCACCTTGCGTCAATTTATAAAATCACAACCTACCACATCCTTTGCCAAAGGTATCAACCGCTGTTTGAAAGCGGAATTATCACGCAAGAGCGCAAAGAGATAAGCATACCAGTTTTAACCATCCCCACAGACTTTGATGTCCTTACTAGTACGGTGGTTTCTGATATGCTAGCAAAGGCAACCGCTGGGAAATTCAACCCGTTGATTATACACGGAATTGAGATTGACTATGTGGAGAAACTATACGGGGAAAACTCAAAGCAGAAAAGCTACCTCAAGTTAATTACAGACCTAGACCCGTTGCCGTTTAAATCCATAGATGAGAAAACCCTAATCCTAAACTCAAATGGATGCAGCAAGCGTGATTATATTTTGTCCGCTAACCTGACTGCTTTCCTAACTAAGTTGATAAATGATAACCCTGAGTGGGTGGGGTTGCCGTATGAAATTCAGTTGTTGAATGTAACGGAAATGGCTGATGCAAAAATGGCTGAAATCAATGCTGGCATAATTCCACTTATGCAGGATAACCAACAAGCCGCTGAAGCCCCTTTTGATGCCCCTGCTTCAATTAGTTTGGATAGACTGCCACTAGCGGTAATGCAGCTAAGTCTAGCCGCCCAGAGGGCCAAGGAATCAGGCAATGATGAAATGGCTAAAACCGTTACCGAAAAGTTAAACGGGTTATTGAATAAAATCGCATAATGGCTATCAGTAAGGAGGACGCAATAATGCAACTCATAGAGGAGCAGCAAGACCTTCTAATTAATAGTATGGATTCCAGTTTAGGAAAGGTTTTCAAAGACCTTACTACTCAGGTACTGGGTATTTCGGACGGACTCAGCCTAGACCCAAATGACCGCGCAAAAACGCTGCGTGAAATGATTAAAATGAAAGCGGACATATCCAGCACCATCGTGGAGAATAAAGCCTACCAAGCGCAAGTGAAGGAACTTCTAGCAGGCTTTTCGGAACTGGCAGCACTTAGCGATTTATATATTGGCTCAATCCTTGACCAGCCATTGAAGCGGAAGGCTCTTTATGAGGCAATACTGGAAACCAACATAGCGGTCACAAAAGACGCTTTACTGGGGTTTGGCATTCGGGATAATTTTGGAAACGCTATTCAAGAGGTTTTAAAATCCAACATCGCAGGAACAACCAACAGAGCGCAGTTACGGAAAACCCTTTCGCAGTTTATTGAGGGTACGGATGCTAACCTACCATTCTTGCAGAGGTACATAAAGCAGACCACAAACGACTCTGTTATGGTATTCAATCGGGAGTATATGCAGACAATCACCAGCGACCTAGGGATTGACCATTACCGTTACCGAGGAACTAAGATTGCGGAAAGCCGCCCGTTTTGCGTGGCTCGTGCTGGCAAGGTTTACACACAGAAGGAGGTTGAGTCGTGGGCTGCTCTGGAGTGGCAAGGCAAAATGAGTGGCACTAACAAAACGACAATCTTTTCAACTTGTGGCGGTTATAACTGCCGACACCTTCTCCAGCCAATAAGCGAACTGCGCTACAAGAAGGAAAAGGAAGCCCAAAAATCCTAAATAGAAAAAGCCCCATTTACGGGGCTTCTAGCGGGGGCTAGTCTTTAACTAGTTGCTTTCTTAATTACCTCTTTAAAAGTCTTTTGGACATCTTTCGGAATCCAGACTAAGGCATCTACCAAAGCCTCTAACAATTCTGGTGCAGCGGCAATTAGTTTAGCGTCGGCAGCGGCTGCCTTCTTGCTGCGTCTGTAATTTGGAATCTCGGCAATAACTACCGCCTTCGTTCCTTCTTGGTTATCCCAAACCATCCACCCGTTGTTGGCGGGGTTTTCTACTAAAATCCATTCTTCTTTTGTGTAGGTACTCATAATTATAATTATTTACAGATTTCGTTTAGGGATGGGTTAGCGCAGATTATACTGTATGCAAATGGGTTTTCTCCTAATTGCGCTGCTTGACATATCCCGTCAAATTCATCGCTTGAGAAATTGTATCCCCTATTGTAACCCATCCTCTGCAATTTATTCCAAAGGGTTTTTCTTTGCCTTGAGGTTTCGGATGTAAATACCACCCCGTTTTTAAATACTATATCCAAAGTTCCAGAGACATAGGACATATCTCCTTTTGGGTTAGCTTGTCTAATTTGTGCTGCGGTATGCACTTTGCTTGATGCGTTTTCTGTTTTCATAACTGTTAAGTAAAAATGTTTCTGCAAATCTAGGCATAATTTTGATAACTGCAAGTAATTTTTAATTATTTTTTTAAGTTTTGTAAGTAGTTGATTTACAGGCAATAATGCGCAAACAAAAAAATGGTATGTAAGTACCACTTTTATCAAAGTGCCGTTAAAACGCATCTGAGGGGCTGAGAAAGGCATACCAAGATTATTAGTTATAAATCACAATAAAACTGGGAGAACATCGCATACCAAAAATTTTGGCACTAAAAATAACTTACCTTTTTTCTAATTAAAATTTGCAGTTCCCGAAAGCATCTCTATATTTGTAGACCATTAAGCAACAACAATTATGAACGCAAAATTGATTACCGACAAGCAACTTTTGACCATTGGCTTTATTTGTGATGCAGATTTAAAGGCCACTTGTTTTGTACTAGAGCGCAAAGGAAACTTTGCAATAGTGTTAATAGATGGGTTGATAGCCCGTAAAAAAGTTTACACCTCCTTTGATGGGGATGAGTTTATTTATCCATACGGAAAATACAGTATGTGCCCGACCGCTAGACCGTAAAAAAATGCCCCCATAGATTTGGGGGCTTGTCTTATATAGAGGCCAACTGGAAGTGCATACCGTCTTTTCGGCTTTTCCAGTTACCACCCCAGTCAAATCCAGCATCGGTGAAGCACTTGACAAAATCAGCCGAAAGCTTTGGCTCTCTGCCAAGGCCATTCTCAAAAGCGTTTACATCAAAGGCAACACCCCACGAATGAAGTGACATTAGATTGCCGCCTCGCATTTTACGGATATTGAAGCAACCATCCCAAGTTTTTAACTCACTTACCGCCCCCGACTTAATTAGGTTTTTGAAAGCCTTGGTAAGCGGCTTCACCATATCCTTATTACAGTAGATGCGTTTTGGGATGACTCCTATTTCTAGCTCCTCTGGCACATCCCATAGAACAAGTGATTTATTATCGGGGGTAGGTTGCCCGTATTTCTTAAAACAATCTGTTGGAATAATCATATACAAAGCTAAAAACAATCAAGAAACCTATCATATATTTGAAACCGTAATTAGCATAAATTATATGCGATGAAAACGATGCGAG